CACGTCCTATACCTGCTCCCGGTGCGGTTTCTCCAGGTCGGAGAATCTCCCGGCTCTCGGCTCCGGCCACGCCTGGACAGAGACCAGCCGCACGGAAACTGAGGTCCATTACACTAGCTCCACCTGCGGTGAAACCAAAACGGAACCGATCAAAGCCCCGTCTGATATGACCATGAGCTCCCTGCTGGAGAAGATCACCGCCGTTTTCTCCACCGCCCTGGACTGGACCGGCACCGTAGCGGCGACGATCGCCGCGAACCCGATGCTCCTGCTGTGCGTGGTCCTGGGCTTCATCGGTACCGGCGTTTTGCTTTTCAAGCGGTTCCTGAGATTGTAAGGAGGTCTGATTCATGGCTCTGTTGTTCCTGGCGGCAATGTGTTACGGGGCCACCAAGGACGCACAGGCGCAGGGCTACATCGGGGACTGCATGAAGGTCTGGCTGACCGCTTACGATGAGCGCGTCTGCCCCATATGCTCCAAGATGGATGAGGAAAAGCGCAACATGGACGAACCATTCAGCAACGGGAAGATGCTCCCGCCCGGACACCCGCAATGCCGCTGCGCCGTAGCCTATGAGGAAATCGAGGGTACGAACTTGAATCCAGCCCCGCAAGCGGGTACAATGGATGTGCAGGGGCAGCCACAGCAACAACCGCAGACACAGCCCCCTGCGGCCGCACAGCCCGTCCAGCCTACAGACCCGAACCAGCCCACCATCCCCCCGGACATTCCCATCCCGAACGGAATGACCTAAAAAGGCCCCGCCAATCTCGGCGGCACAGGGAAAATGTACATCTACGAGGATGCAGACGGGCAAGAGTGGTTATTCAAACCCGCCCAGAGCAAGAGCGGAAAGCCGGAGATGTTCAGAGCCTACTCGCAGGAAGCCGGGTATAAGGTGCAGAGTATCGTAGACCCGGACAGTGCCGTTCCAGTGGGGACGGGGACGCTTGACGGGAAATTCGGCGCATTCCAGCAGCGCATTAACACGACCAGCGGTACGGACTTCAAACAGTGGCAGTACAACGGCGGTCAGCTTCCGGCAGGGACGGCAGAACAGCTTCAGAGGGAATCCGTCACTGACTGGTTGCTGGGGAACTATGACAGCCACGGCGGGAACTTCGTCACAGATTCGTCCGGGCGCATTATCGGCATCGACAAAGAACAGGCGTTCAAATACCTCAAAGACCCTGCAAGCCACAAGCTGAGTTACACCTACCACCCGAACAGCAAGTACGGCGAAACAGAGCCGATCCACAACACCCTGTATCGCCGCTACGCCAACGGGGAAATCGACCTCGACCTGCAGGACACGCTAAAGTACATCAAACGGGTGGAAGCCATCCCGGACGCAGAATACCGTGAAATCTTCCGCAGCTACGCAGAGGGTGTGTGCGGCAAAGGACAAGCGGCAGAGCAACTGCTTGATTCCATCTTGGAGCGCAAACAGAACCTCCGGCAAACCTTTGCAGACTTTTACACCGAACTGGAAGCGGATCGCAACGGCACAGCGTCCCCGTTCAAATGGGCAGATGAACTGGCAGGAACAGCAACCACGGCATCGCCAAAGACCACTCCCCTGCCCAAGCCCAAGACCACGAAGCCGAAAACCACGAAGCCGGCCGCACCTAAGACACCACCCGCCGCAGCGACACCAGCACCGACAGCCCCGGTCAAGACGGAGAGCGGCTACAGGATGTCAGAGGTCATGGATGATCTCTCCGTCCTGCCAAAGAACCAACACGGCGTAGCCGTTCGGTCGGACGGCGGCATGGTGGAGAACTTGAACCTGACCGGGCGCAGGGTGACGATTGACGGTACGGACTACTACGAGTTTTCCGGGAAGCTGACAGAGGAAAGCTGGAAGCAAGCCGCGCAAAACGCAAAGAAACGCGGGTACAGCCAACAGATGGAATTTCTGTCGCGGGATGCGCAGGGCGGCTACAGCCGCAAGGATGTCGGAATGAAGCTGGACGCTTACAAGATAATGACGCTGGATCAGGGCGAAATGGAAATCTACTCCGACATAGGCAATCAAGAGCAATTCGGGCTGGCGGGTTATTTTCGAGTGAGAATCCCCGCCACGGGGAACGCCGCAGCCGACAAAAAGGTAATGCAGACCGTGTTTGACAAGACCGGGCTGAGTGCGCTGACCGCAGACCCCACAGACGCAGAGGAACTTCTGCTCCGCAAAACAAGGCTGGCGTGGCAGCAGGACCCGAAAGCGTTTGAAAAAGCCAGATACCTGACCGGGAGTGCGCGGGAAAAGGCGATAGACGATATTCTGGCAAAAGCTGGAATAGACGATAAGCGCATACAGGGAATGCAGCTGAAAGAGGTATTCCCCGGCTACAGCACCTATGTGGACGATTCAGCGTCAATGCTCTACAGGAAAGCAGGAGCAACGCACGTCTGGGCTGGCGTTGACAGCCCGGATGCCGTGGTAGCCATCTGCCAGAGTGACGGCTTCGCCGCCACCAATTACCGCATTACCTCCGGCATGAAGAAATGCGGCGCAAGCCCCGGCGCAGACATGAAGTCGGGCGGCAGTGACGGCGTATTCACCCGGCTTGGCACAAAGACGGATATGAGTTATGCAATGTCCTTTCTCGGCGATGACTACCGGGTGATCATCAGCCCTGACGTGTTGAACAGCACAGACTGGTACGCGCACAGAGGTGACAGCTTCGGAGCGGCAAGAACGACTGATGCCAGATGGCAGAAGCGGCTCGGTTCAATGGACTTCATCAAGTCGGAAACTGGCAGCAAGTACAGCAATAACAGCTTCACCAGCGACAACGAAATCCTGTTCCGGCACGGCATCAGCACAGATACCTTTGTAGGAATCTCCTGCCAGGATGAGCGCAGACGGAAAGCCCTGCTGGACAAATTCAGCGCAGCGGGAATAACGGAATTCAACGGCGTACCCATAGAGGACTTCGTGACCGTCACAACGAAAGTCGAGGAAGATAGCATGAGGGGAATCCTTGGGCTGGACTTCTACAACCAAAACCCATTTTAGAGAGGTGAGCGACATGGCAAAGCAGACAGGCATCGTGGACAACGGGAAGCTCTACGCCTACCGATTGCCCGGAGAAAAGAAATTCTTTGACTTTGCGCTGAAGGTAGACCCGGACTATCATGGTTTCAAAGGGATTTGCTTTGTTTCCCCGCCGAGACACCCGCACATGATAAAGGGCAAGCTGGGGAAAAAGACTGCGACAGGCTTCACCTTCATCGCGGACAAAGACGCATACGCCCCCGGAGAGTGGGAGTTTGTCGAACTCACCTATGAGAACTTCCGGGACGAATTCTGCAAAATCTGCATGGACGGCGGCGAAAGCGTCCTCGCGGAAGTCAGCAACACCGAGGAACTGATAGAATTTTACCGTAATCTGGAGTGAGAAAGCCCCGGCATCTGCCCGGCTTTTTTGCGCGGGATTTAGACAACACGGATATACCAATAAACCGTAAAACAGAAACGGAGGGATGCACATGGCAGCAAAGACCTACAACCAGCTGACAAAGGCACGGGCGCAGCCGCAGAAAAACACCCTGACGGTGATGAAATCGGACGATGACAAACGGCTCGTGTTCGGCTGGGCGAACGTGGCAGTCCGGGTGGACGGCGAACAGATTGTAGACTGGCAGCAGGACGCAATCGACACCGAGGAACTGGAGAACGCCGCATACGAGTATGTGGCAGAATTCGGGACAGCCGGAGAGATGCACAGGCGCGGCGGCATCGGGCAAGTGATTGAAAGTATCGTATTCACCAAGGAAAAGGCAAACGCCCTCGGAATCCCGCAGGACGCTCTGCCGCAGGGCTGGTGGATCGGCTTCAAAATCACAGACGATGAAGTCTGGGAGAAGATAAAAAACGGCGAGTACACCATGTTCTCCATCGAGGGCAGGGCGATACGGGAACCGATGGAGGGAGGTGAGAAGTAGCGATGGCAACCAAACTGAAGAATCTGTCCGTAACCAGCGTAGACCTCGTAGACCGGGGAGCCAACCCAGACGCTCACATTCGCCTGTTCAAGCGCGGGGAACAGCCGCAGGAAACAGACCCAGACATGGGGCTGTTCCAGAAATTCCTCCGCTGGCTCAAAAAAGGCTTCGAGGATGCAACGGGAACGGACGGGCAGGAGGAAAACCCTGTTGATGATGTGGAAAAGGAAGCGCAGACGTTCGGCGCAAGTCTCAACCGGGAACAAATGCGGCACGTTACCAGTGAGATGTTCGACAACTGCTATGCGCTTTCGGACAGTTTCTGCTCCATTTTGTGCGATGACACGCTGGACGCAGAAAAGAAAAAAGCCCTCATGCTGCAAAGCCTGGACGAATTCGCCGAAACCGTCAAGGGCGCAGTAGGGGCGTGGGCAGCCGGGAAACAGATGGACACTCCGCAGAGCGAAGCCGGAATCCAGAAATCCACGGCGCAACAGGAAGCCTTGGCAAAACTGCTGGGGCAGTACAATCTCGGCGATGATCCGACACAGCCGCAGAGCGGCAAAATTGAGAAGGAGGTAGTGGATACCATGAAAATTGACAAGAGCAAGATGACCCCGGAGGAACTGGCTGCACTCGCCGACCTCGAAAAGAGGTATGGGATTCCTGACGGGGACGGACAGGGAGCCGCCGCTGGCGGCGCAGAGCCGGCCGCGCCGGAGGGCGGCGTAGAAAAGGGCGCACAGCCCCCCGTCACCCCCGCACCCGTGGCGCAGGGCGGCGGGAGCGAACTGGCTGACTTCCAGGAACTCACCAAACGGCAGAACGAGGAACTGGAAGCCATGAGAAAGAGCCTTGAGGTCGAGCGGCTCACCTCTGTGGCAAAGAAATACGAGCCGCTGGGGAAGAACGCCACGGAACTGGCGGCGAAGCTGTACGACCTCAAGAAAGCTGGCGGCACATTCTACGATGATTACATCGCCCTGCTGGATGAGAGCCTGACCACGCTGAACAAGAGCGGCCTGTTCGGGGAAATCGGCAGCAACCGTCAGGGCAGTGCCGGCACCACGCAGACCATCGGCATCAAGGCGCAGGAACTGCAGAAAGCCGCTGCGGACGGGCTGTCCTCCCCTGACGCTATCATCAAGGCGTTCGAGGAAAACCCCGAACTGGCGGCGCAGTACGAAGCGGAATACATGGGGAGGTAAGGAAAAATGGCAGACAAGCAGTATCTGAACGCATTTATGAACAACAGCGCGACCATTCGGGACGTGCTGGCGGCAGACGTGACGGACGCTCCGCACAAGGCGGTGACCTATGACGCAGAAGGGAAGCTGATCCTCCCCGCCGCAGACGGAGACCCCGCCATCGGCATCCTTCTCAGCGACACGGCGGCGAACGATAGTGGCGTGTCCAAGGCTGGAACCGAAGTCGATGTTCTGATTAAGGACATCGGGCTGGCACTGGCTGGCGGGGCCATCAAGAAAGGCGAACACCTGACCGCCACCACTACAGGCGCAGTTCAAAAGGCGGCTGCGGGGAATTTCATTCTCGGCATCGCCATGACCGCCACCACAGCCGCAGGGGAACTGGTACAAATCCAGATGACCAAGAGCGGCTACGAGAAAGCCGCCAGCGGCGGCAACTAAAGAAAGGGCAAAGGAGGAAATAAACAATGGCACTCACTACACAGGAACTGGCGGCCAGCATCCAGAAAGGGGTGTTTAAGCCGCACCTTTATCTGACGAACATCTGCCTGTCCTACTTCCAGAACATGGCGGGATTCGTGGCGCGAAAGGTATTCCCCATCGTCCCCGTGCCGACTTCCTCGGCGCACTATTACGAGTTTGACAAGGGCGATCTGGCGCGGGACAACATGAGCCGCAAGCCGGAATTCGGCCATGTCGCACCGGGTATCTACGGCAAGCGGGATAAATTCTATCACTGCACCGTAGACCAGGTAATCACGGGCGTAGACCAGATCAGCACGCTGGACTTCCAGCGGACGAACGCCCCCGCCGTCATCGACCCGCGCCGGAGCAAGGTGCGTTGGGTGGCCGAGCAGATGAACATCCACCTCGACCGCATCTGGGCGGGAAAGTATTTCAACCCGGACAGCTGGACCCATGTCTACAAGGGCATCAACACCGGCACCGCAGGGGCAAACGAGTTTTATCAGTTTGACAACGAGAACAGCGACCCCGTGACCTTCTTCCACCAGCTGAGAACCCGGATGCTCCTGTCCGGGCTTCGCAAGCCGAACAAGATGGTGCTGGGCGCAAACGTATTCACCGCCCTCACGGTCAACCCCTCCATTTTGGAGCGCATCAAGTACCAGGGCAGCGAAGCGAACCCGGCAAGCGTGACCGTGAATGTTCTGGCGCAACTTTTCGGGCTGGACGAAATCGTGGTGGCAGAGAGCGTCCACAACGCTGCGCCCATCGGAGCGGCAGACAAGATGGAATTCATCTGCAACCCGAACGATGCCCTGCTCGTTTACACCACCAGCGCGCCCAGCATTGACGAACCCAGCGCAGGGTACACCTTCACCTGGGATATGCTGGGCAACGGGCAGTACACCTCCGTCCAGCAGTACCCCGGCGAGGAATCCACCCATACGGAGTTTATCGAGGGGCTTCTCTGCACCGACCCGGAGATCACCTCCGCAGACCTCGGCGTGTTCCTCAAGGGGGCAGTGAGCGACAGCTTCTCGCTTTAATCAGGGGGTGATTTTATGGCAAAGGCGTATATCGCAAACAAGCCCGTGCGCTTCGACAGGAACTACAAAGTGGGAGAGGTCATCCCGGATGGGGTGATCTCTCCCCAGATGGGGCGGCGGCTTATCGAGATGGGGAGAATCCTCTGCGTTGACCTCCCGGACGCTCCCCCCGGCGCAGAACCCCCGCAGGAGGACACGCAGCCGCCCACAGGCGGCGGTCAAGGCGAGGGAGAGGTAAATCCCCAGGAAGAGACCACGCCCCAGCAGGGGGGCGCAGGAGAGCCGCAAGATGGCGCGGACAGCGAGGGAGAGGGAAACACCCAACCCGAAACGGGAAGCGCAGGAGAGGGCAATTCTGACCCGCAGAGCGGCGCAGAGAAGCCGCAGGAGGGCGGGGAGGACACCGACAAGGAAAACACCCAGGGAGAAGCCGCAGACGCGGCAGAGGGCAATTCTGACGGCGCAGAGGGGGCAACAGGCGGACTGACCGCCGCTGACCTGATCAACGGGACAGTGGGAGAATTCGTCTGCGAGGTCTGCGGCAGGAAATTCCAGTCGCAGCAAGGTCTCGCCGCCCATTCCCGGTCGCACAGAGAATAGGGGGACAGCATGACATACAGCTACGACCCCACCCAAATCAAGGCGCGGGGAAAAGACCAGATGCGCTTTGAACTCGGCGATACGCAGACAGAGGGCGGCGCAGACACCTGTGCGCTTGCGGATGAGGAATACGAAGCGATGCTCACGGGGCTGAAAGAAGGAAAAAAGGCGTGGCTGTTCGCAAAGCTGGCGGTGCTGGAAGCAATCCTGTTCAAGATGCAGTACCAGGTCAACACGAAGATAGATGTGCTTCAGTACGACTTCGGAGACCGGGCAGAACGCTGGCAAAAGATGTACGAAGCGTTGAAGAAACAGGCACTGGCAACCGCGTCCATTCCTACCCTCGCCCCGTCCATCGAGAACACGCCCCCCTATTTCCACAGAGGGATGGAGGAAAACCCAAGAGCCATGCACGGCTCGGAGGGACCGCCGTACCCGTTCCGCAAAATGACCACATAGGAGGGCGGCGCAATGTTCACAGGTGCAATCAACCTGATGCCGGGACAGGGACTGCGGGAATTTGACGCGTACAGGAACGGAACCCGCAGAACTGACAGCGGCAGAGTGATAAGCAACGGCGCAGAGCGGCTCGGCACAATCAGAGCCGTCCTCGCTGCGGCTAAACCAGAAGAAATAGAGCGGTGGCGGCAGCTGGAACACCCGGTCACGCACAAGATCATCCAGCAAGGAATCGCCCCGTTCGGAATCAAAGCCGGGGATTCTCTCGTGCGTGGAGAGATGCGGTACATTGTCCAAACGGCACCATACAATCCCGGAGGGCTGAACCACTGGACGATTTACTACTGCGATGAAAGGAGTGACGTCTGTTGCCGACCGACCAGCAGAGCACCAGCAAGGCGTGGGGTAATGCCTCCCAAGTCATCGGCAAGACTGTGGCCGCCACGCTCAAGGGCGTGCAGAAGGAGGTCGCGCAGCGGACATACCGGGCAAGCAACCAGCTGCGCAACGCTTCAATCTTTGTTTTGAGAGGAACCCGCAACGGGAGAGTTTATCTGGTGCCAGGCACAAAACAGCATTACAAGGCATCGGCTCCTGGAGAATCGCCAGCGAACAGAACCGGGATATTCCGCAACTCGTGGGGGACGCACGTTCATGTGGAAAAGAATGGCGTACACTTCCGTGCGGTAGCCGCCATCGAGAGCAAGGAGAGGGCTGGAGGGCATCTGCTGGGCGAAATGCTGGAGAACGGCACTGGAAAGATGAAGCCAAGACCCTACAAGCAAAAGGTCATCGACCGCGCCCTGCCGAAAATCAAAGAAATCTACAAGAAACCCTTTTAAGGGGGAAAGGAGGAACGCATGGCACTGATTATTGATGCGTCTTACAAGGCGTTCGACACGGCGCAGATTCAGCGCGGGGATTGCGTCCGCATCCGCAGGACGGGCGATACCACGGCACGAAACGGTTTCGTGACAGAGGTCACCCCGGATAAACTGCGTGTGCTTTACTGCAACACGCAGAACAACGCCAACAGCTACCTCGACATCACGGCAGCTGATGTGGCAATCGGCGTGTGGGAGGTTTACTGGACAAGCGACTTCCAGACCGTCAACTACGAGTATAACGCCCCGCAGACAGGCGGCGCAGGAACATGAGCGCAGACATCAGGCGGCTCGTGGAGGGACAGGTAAGCGCAGACACACAGCTGGGGGGAATGCTGGCGGTCTTTGATGGGCAGCCAGCGTTCTTTTACCAGAAAGCCCCGCACGATGACACGCCGGGATGGGGAACGCCCAAATACCCGCGCCTTGACTTTAACGTGGATATGCGCCACGACCCGGAGCGCAAGACAGAGGGAACGATGACGTTCAACATCGTGTGCAGCCGGGAATGCCCGGACATCGGGGGCCAGGACCCGGACAGGGCAATAGAAGCCCGTCTCATGGAACTGGTCTCCGGCACCTTTTACACAGGGAGCGACCGGGCTACCGTGTGCGCAGAGTGGGAGCGGTCGGATGAATTCTTCATCGGCGGGAGCCAGGGGCAGGACACACTGCCGGAAATCTACGGGCTGACCGTGACCTTTGAACTGATGGAGTTTCCAGAGCAAATCACGATAGACCCCGATCCCGTGCAGGGACTGAACGAGTGGACAAAGCGTCACTTCGGGAAGATGACGGCAATCGGCTATGACGAAATGCCGCCCATCTGGAAGCCAACGGACGAAAACCCGGCGATTTACTGGCGTTTCGAGGGAACGGCAAGCACCAACCGACAAAGCTACGCCGTGACATGGTTCACCGGGACATTTGCGGCGCACGTCCTCGCAGAGAGCGTGACAGAGCGCAACAAATGGACAAAGGCGATCATCCAGAGGGCGCAGGTGGACGGGGAGATCATTCTGCCGGACACAAGCCCGATGTTTATCAACAGGATAACCATCCGGCACAACGCTGATCCGCTGAGAGAGGGACAGCTGGGGCTTACCGGGCAGTACGGCGTGCTGGCGCAGCCGCCGAAAGAACCCGCCCAAATCAAACTCATACACCCATACCACAATCTGGCAGAGAAGGAGGAACAGAAAAATGGCTGATAACACGGCAACTTACAAGGTTTCCGAACTGGCGGCACAGGCGCGCCCGATTTTCGGCACGACCCCGGAGGTGGTGACCGTGGCTCTGCGGACGGCCGGCAAGGAAACGGCAACGGTCGAGGAAGCCAGGGAAACCATCCAGAAATTTCTGAATAAGGAGGTTAAATAAATGGCATCGTTTTTCATTATCGGCGAGAAAAAGACGCGCCCCGGCGTGTATTTCCGCTACGAGAACTACGGCACACCGCCCATCGCAGGGGTTGACGATGGGAAATGCGCCGCCGTATTCCGCTCCAACTGGGGACCCATCGGACAGGCAACGGTGCTGGAGCAGTACGAGGACATCGCCAAGAAGTACGGCGATGGCGGGGAGAACGGCACGACCGCCGTCCCGATGGAACAGTTTAAGGGCGGGGCGCGGCTGGTGTACGGCATCCGGCTCGGCACGGGCGGCACACCCGGCGTTTACAACATCGAGGACGCGCAGGGAGAATCGGTTATCCAGCTGACGCTCAAATACCCTGGAAGCCGGAAGCTGGCGGTGACAATCCGTCCCACGCTGGCAGACCAGAACACCAGCGAACTGCTGATTATTGAGGGGACGGAGCAGCTGGAACGGCTGACCTTCGACAACACGCAGAACAGCGTGGAAGCCCTGCTGTCGGTGTTCCAGACCAAGGGGAGCGACTACTTCAACCTGACCAAGACCAAGGACAGCAGCGAAGCCCTCAAAACGGTGGATCAGGTGGAAATCACAGGCGGCACAGACCCGACCGTAAACGTGGCGGCGTACAGCGCGGCGTTTGAGGTGCTGGAAGCCTACCGCTGGAACGTCCTCTCCATCGACACGGAGGACACGGCGATCCAGAGCGTGATGCAGCTGTTCCTCAACCGCATCTACGACAGCGGCGCATTCTGCATGGGAGTAATCGGAGAGCCGACAACGGTGGACTTCGAGGACAGGCTGAAACACGCCAGCGCGTACAACGATTACCAGATCGTCTACGTTGGAAACGGCTTCGTGGACATCAGCGGGAACGTCTACGAGGGCTACATGGCGGCCGCCCGGATTGCCGGACTTATCGCCGGGACACCGAGTAACGAGAGCATCACCCACGCTGCGATCACTGGCGCGGTCGAACTGACCGAGATGCTGACCAACAACCAGTACGAACGGGCAATCAAAGCGGGAGTGCTGATGTTCAGTGTTTCCTCTGCGAATACCGTCTGGGTGGAGCAGGGCGTGAACACGCTCGTTCTCCCGACCGCCAA